TTATTTTTCTGCACGCCCTGAAAGGTAACGAAGATAGCTCAACGCCTCCTGCTGCCGATCTGCCGGTAAATCAAGAAGCAGCTCAATAATTTCAGCCGTTTGGCCGTCCTCCTGCTGGAGGGCGGCCTTTATCATTTCCTTGGGAGTATGGCCCAGCAGAGAATCCAGCGACTCGCCCAGCTCATCCGCAATGGCGCAGGCCGTCACCAACGAAATAGAGTCGCTGCCGCTCAGTTCTTCTTCGATTTCCTGAACGCTGATACCCGCAGCCTCTAAGTCGGCCGGATCTGCATTATTCAAAATCTGCATCACGCTGTCGCGAAATTTCGAAGCCCACTCATTCCGGCTGGCTTCTTCATCCCATCCCATGATGTAAGACGGGGTCGTATCAAGTGCATCAGCAATAGCCTTGATTTTAGACTGTGTGAGGACACGGAAGCCAAGCTCAATCTTATTGATAGATGATTTCGACTTATAGCCGATTTTCTTTGCTAGTTCTTCTTGGGACATCCCCAATTCTTCACGTCGAATTTTCACTCTTTGTCCGATGGTCATGGTTTTGCATCCCCCTAAATTCTTCTGATGCAATTATAATACGGCGTAGGCATGAGGTCAACATTTTTTCAAATTTTTCAAAAAAATAGTTGACATTCGGTCTACGAGGTGGTAATATACGCCCAGTAGACAACCGGTCTACGCCGAACGGAAAGCGAGGTGAACTTACTGTGACCAATACCACTTTGCTCAAAGCAAAGATTGATGCCTCCGGCTACAAGATGAAGTATATTGCAAATCGCATTGGCCTTTCATATCAGGGATTTTTGAACAAAATTCGGAATAAAACCGATTTTACCGCACCTGAAATTAAAAGTCTGTGCGAGTTGCTCCACATCGGAACGGAGGAAATGGAGCAGATTTTTTTTGCTCTGTAAGTAGACTATTTGCCTACTTCAAAACAGGAGGACCACATGGACACCACAATTCACATCAACGTGGCCGATATTCCCCCGGAAGTCGGTGAGAGCTTTGGCCGCGTGACGCTGGCGGGATTCAAAAAATTCATCGCCCAGCCCGGGAACCGCGAGAAGCTGGAAGCCCAAACGGCTGCCCGCAAGGCTCGCAAAGAAAGGGAGTGTAAGGAATGACCCGGATTCTGATGATCGTGTACGGCATCACCGCCGAACAGGCAGCAGCTCGTGCCCCGGCGGCGCAGTTTGCTGTGACCTCTGTTATCGCAGCCCTGTTTGTCTGGCTGGACAGCATGGGGATGTTCGATGATGTAGGCCGCTGGATGGGGCGCAAGCTCCGGGAGGTGCTGGATGCTGTATCCGACTGACGAAGAAGCTGGCTACCCTGAGCCTCCTGTGTGCCCCAACTGCCACCAGAGGTGCGATACCATCTACCGCACCGATGACGGCGTAATCGTTGGCTGCGACCGCTGTTTGGAGGCCGCAGACGCATGGGAAGTCCGTGAGTGCTTCCCGGAAAAGGAGTGATTTTATGAAAGGATTGGTATTCGACACCGAGAATCGGATGCAGTTCAAGGACTTCGGCGAACCGCTGCTGGATAACCTCCAGAAAGAGGTCGGCGGCTGCATCGAGGTGGTTCATCCCAAGTATCTGCCGGAAGGACTGTGCATGGTGATTGACGATGAGGGGTTGCTGAAAGGCTATGCCATCAACAGCATCGCCAGCGTCCTCTACGGTACGCCGGAACATGGTCAGCCCATTGTGGGCACCGCTGTGATTCTCCGTGAGGGCTTTGTGGCCGGGGAACTCGACTTTATGAGCCTTGATGATGGAGATGAAGTTGGCCTGATGCTCTTGTTCTCTGCGCTCGGTATCTGCATCAAGAACGAAAGCGAGGCCGAGTGATGGATCTGGAAAAATTCTACTTCACCTACGGTTCCGATGATGTCCAGCCGTACTGCGGCGGGTGGACGGAGGTCTGGGCACCCAACTACCAGATGGCGTGCCAGGCATTCCGGGTGGTTCATCCCGACCTCATTCCCAATGTCTTGAACTGTGCCAGCTCGTACACCGCAAAGGAGTTTGAGAAGACCAAGATGTTCGGCCCGGGCGGCAACTTCGGCCTCCGCTGCCGGGAGACCATCACGCTGAACATCGCTGTCAATAAGGCCGAGGAGGGGGTGATTTTTTGAAAGTGAGAGGTAAAAAGCTGACCCGCAAGCAGAAAGAAGCCCTTTCCGCACAGGGCTGGGACTTCCGCCTGTACCTCTGTGTCCGGGATGGCCCGGACTTCATGGAGTTGGTCAACCGCACCACCGGCAAATACGTCATGTTCCGCAAGTAAACCTATTAACTGAAAAGGAGTAAATATTATGATTCGCAATCCCAACGACATTCAGGACGGCGCAAAGAAGATTCGGATGCTCATTGCTGGCTACCCCGGCATCGGCAAGTCCACGCTGGCCCTGTCCTCACCCCGCCCGCTGCACATCGACTGCGACTTTGGCATTGACCGTATCGAGCCTCGCTACCGTATGCCGTACATCCAGCCCCGCAGCTATGACGAGATTCTGAATGACCTGAAGCCGGAGAACCTCAAGGACTTCGAGACGCTGGTGTTCGATACTGCCGGCAAGCTTATCACCCTGATGGGCCTGTGGGCTATCAAGCAGAACCCCAAGTATGGTCAGCGGGACGGCAGTCTGTCCCTCAAGGGCTATGGCTTTGTTGGCCGCGAGTTCGTCCGGCTGATGGACTACTGCTTCTACGAGCTGAAGAAGAACATCGTGGTGGTCTTCCACGCCACCGAGGAAAAGGACGGCGATAACACCCGTCTCCGCATCAAGGTTGAGGGCCAGACCAAGAACAATGTGTGGGAGCCTATGGATCTGGGCGGCTTCGTGGAAATGTACGGCAACGACCGCACCATTGGTTTCTCCAACTGTGAGAAGTATTTTGCCAAGGGCACCCGCGGCATCCACGGTGTCTATAAGATTCCCGCCCTCGGCCCCGGCAGCCCGAACGACTTCCTGACCAAGCTGTTTGAGGAGTACAACAGCAAGGCCGCCGAGGAAGTGGCTGCAAATGCCAAGGAGAACGAAGCCTACGAGCAGGTCATGCAGGAGGGCAGCAAGATCATTGCTGGCATCAAGGATGCCGACACCGCCAACGCTGCCATGCCGCCGTTCAAGGCTCTGCAGCACCACTTGACTTCCCGTCAGGAACTGAATGCCCAGTGGAAAGCTAAGATTGCCGCTCTCGGCCTGACTTTTGATACGGCCGCTGCCCAGTACAAGCCCGCAGAGGAGGCACAGTAATGGCTGCATACCTTGTTACTCACTCGCTGCTGTCCTCGTGGCTGCACCTCATCCGGGAGAATCCCTACGAGGATTTGACCACCGAGGGCGACCCGCTGGCAGAGTTCATTCTGGTCCTGCGCCGGGAGCCTACGCCCCGGACGGAGGCTATGCAGAACGGCATTGACTTTGAGAACCTTGTGACCTCCATTGTCAACGGCCACGATGACCCCAATAATCCGTGGAGCTGGGCCGCCGGGCAGATTGCCGCCATCATCAAGGGTGGACAGTTGCAGTTTAAATCCCGCAAAACCATTCAGGTGCGCGGCATGGATGTAGTCCTGTATGGCCGCCTCGATGCCCTCAAGGCTGGCACCATCTACGACATCAAGTTCAGTAGGGGCTATGAGCGCGGGAAATTCTATTCCAGCACTCAGCACCCCACCTATATGCTGCTCATCCCGGAGGCGCAGCAGTTTTCCTACCTTGTCAGCAATGGCATGGATGTCTGGACGGAGTGCTACCGCCGGGACGAAACGCCGGATATTCGCCCCATCATTTCGGATTTCTTTGACTGGCTGGATGCCTATGGGCTGATGGCCGAGTTCAAGGAGCACTGGAAAGCCTTATGACCGGGCGGCTCGTGGACATAAGTTTCAGTCTGAACCGCAAGCAGCGCATCACGCTGGAAGTTGATTCCGATTTCCGAAACCTGTGGGACAAGCTGAATCAGGAGCCGCTGCTGGACATTGAAATCAAGAAGCACCGCAATAAGCGCAGCCGCAGCGCAAACGCCTATTTCCACGTTCTGGTCAACAAGATTGCTGCCGAAACCGGTGAATCGGACGATCTCGTGAAGGAGCGGTTGGTCGTGGCCTACGGCACGGTTGCGAGGGACAAGGACGGCTGCACCGTGGGCTTCAAACTCCCGGTCAGCGTAGATGTTCACGACCTCTACAAATACACCCGCTGCTTTGATGTGCGGGAAGAGGACGGAAAATGGTTCAACTGCTACTTGGTTTACAAGGACACCAGCAAGATGGACACGAAAGAATTTTCACACCTGATTGACGGTGCGATTGATGAAGCCAAGGCTCTGGGTATCGAGACGGATACCCCGGAGCAGTTGGCCCGGTACAAGGAGGAATGGTCACGATGAAAGGCCGAATCGTCATCTGCGACTACTGCGGAACGCCCGCAGACTTCGTAGACAGTTCGGTGGTTTACCACGGCCACAGCTTCGGCATGATTTACCTCTGCCCTCGCTGCGGTGCCTATGTCGGCGTACACAAGGGGTCTGACAAACCCCTTGGCCGCTTGGCAAATTCGGAGTTGCGCAACTGGAAAAAGGCAGCTCATGCAGCATTTGACCCGCTCTGGAAATACGGTCCCTACCGTGGCCGCCGGAATGAGGCCTACCGCTGGCTGTCCGAGAAGATGGGCACCCCGATTGAATTTACGCATATTGGAATGTTCGATGTGGACCAGTGCCGCAAGGTGGTCCGCATCATGCGAGAAGAAAGGAACCAGTTATGGAAGATTTGAACGTCCAGACCATCGCTATCCCGGTTGAGGAGTACAAGGAACTGATCCAGAAGCAGGCCGAACTCAGCCTCATTTATCACAAGGGTGCAGGCGGCAGCGTTTATGACATTGGTAACTTTGTGCTGGATTTGATGACCGACCTTGTAAAGTGTGACCGCTGCGGTACGCCGTTCAGCATCCAGACCGCCGGCATCCGCGCCACATGGAGCGGCGACTACATGGTGCAGTATTTCACCTGCCCTGGCTGCCACCATCGCTACCAGATTCTGACCACGGACACCGAGCTGCGCCAGACCATCCAGAGGCATAAGGCCATCGCCGCAAAAATCAAGCTGGGCCAGACTAAGCATTTCCGGCCGGGAACGCTGAAAAAGTATCAGGCTGAAATGGAAAAGCTGGAGGCTGAGCAGAAAAAGCGGCGGGATGAACTGCTGGACAAGGGCAACGAGATCCTCGCCGCACTGGGAAAGGAGTAACCCATGGACGACTTAAAAGAATATGCAGACCGCCTCAAATTTGAAATTGTGGCTGCCGACTTTCTGAGCACCGAAGACCGGGAAATGGTCTTTGACCTCATCGAGAAAGTGCTGGGTGATACCGATGCCTGACCAGTTTTTCATCAACATTGCGCTGCTGGCCGTTGGCGTGTCCATCGGGGCGCTGCTGGGCGAAACCAGCCGCCAGCAGCACGACCGTGCTCTGTTCCGGGAGTATATCAACTTCATGGCCGAATCAGAGCAGAAAAACGAATTGCTTTTCCGTGAAGTGATTCATTTCCAGACACAGAAAGGAGCCTCCCATGAGGAAGAACAGGAATAACCGCCCGCCGGAAGTCGGCGCACGGTGGCTGCTGCGGCTGCGCTGCCCCTGCTGCGGTAAGGAGTTCGGTACATACCTCCACGTTTCGCAGATGTCCATCGGCTGCCTCTGCGGGGCCACGATCTCGCTTGAACGTGGGCTTGCCCACTATGAGTTTGAGTGTGGGTGCTGCGGGCTGCACGCCAAAGGCCAGACCAACATCGAGGATTTGGAAATCACCATCCCCTGCAAGTGCGGCAATCCCATCACGTTGCACTGGGACAAGGATAAGCGGAGGTACATAAAGCCCTCTGCAAAGACCTTCTGTTCCTGCACCCGGAGCGCTACACCATCGCCAAGGACACCCTGTCCCACATCGAGCACTGGCGTGGCCTGTTCATCAAGACCTACGGCATCGCTGAGCAGAAGCACTACAAGACCATATACGAGGGCCTGTTGTACGGAGACCCCAAAATGCGTATGGACTACTATGATTTTGTGGCATCCGCCATTGCTGCCGTCGCCAGCCTCTATAATGCAAACGCTGAACTGGCACATGCGGAACACAAGAATCATCTGCAAGACCTTCAGACACAGCGGAACAAGGCAGAAAAAGACCTGTTGGCACTGAAAACCGAGGTTTTAGCTTGCATCAAAGGTGAAAGCGTGTTACCGAGAGAAACCCTTGCCGAAATGATTACAGCGCAGGAAGAGAAACTCACGGAGCTGGAAAACCTTTGCGAAGCGGCCAGTGAAGAACTGGAGAAAACGGCTGAGCTGATGGATAAAGTGTCGCGGCTGTATGATGAACTGATTTCTTATGCTGACCTGTACGACAGTGCAAATTTTGAAGCGAAGAAGATGATCGTCAACCAGCTCATCCGCAGGGTAGACGTATATCGCGGATACCAGATCAACATCTCGTTCAACTTCGACCTTACTCCGTACATCGAGGGGGAGTGA